TGCTTTGCGTTGCGTTGCACTGCCCCGCCTTGCGTTGCCTTGCGCTGCGCTGCATTGCCTTGGATTAAACAGATAATATCGCTCTTCCGAATGTTGGCCGAAAGTCTCCAAAACCGTTATATTTTGCGCCGTGAGCCGCTATTCTATACATCTCTTCTTCTGGCAATATAGAATCATCATACTCAACATCAACAGAGAAGCTCCAATCTTTAAATATAGGAAAAGCTTTCATCACCTTTACTTGTCCTTGTTTAGTTGGAAATAGCCATCTATAAGCCTCGTTTAATACAATATCATCTTTCTTCTTAATGCTAGATTCCCCTTCATATTTAAGCTTCACATACTCGTCTGACGGGAAAAACGATGCTCTAATGTCGGCTTTAGCAATTTTTGACACTTTGTGAGACACTTTTGCAACGCTAGCAACAATCCAGCTCGTTGGGATCTGAATTCCTAGCTCATCACTCCAATAAACCTTGGCGGATACTTCTAGTTCGTATCTGTGATTCATGTCTTCTTCTGTTTTAATTCGCTTTTTGTTAATTACTGCCAAAGCTTTAGAGTATTTATTGAGGCTGTCTACTGTCTGGGGGTTGTTTAATAGAAGTGAGTTTAAACCGCTATAGTTTAGCGTTGCTGTCCTAATCATGTCTAGAATCCTTGTGTTTAATTTATAAAACATTAACAATTAGTTAATGAGTTCTTTGCGTTGCTGTGCGCTGCCCTGCGCTGCGCTGCACTGCACTGCTGCGCTTTGCACTGCCCTGCCTTGCGCTGAATTGCGCTAATAATAACATTAACAGTTATTTAATGCAACCATATACATACATGGATCTTTGAATTGGGATACTTCTTGCAGTTATATAGATATTGTTTGGCAAACTCTAACAACTTTTTTCACAAACCCAAAAATGAGTAACCCCTCGCGGTGCGCTGATCTGACGGGAAGCGGGAGGGGTATTGTTATGTTAAATTATACCAGTCATGGGCATATTGGCAAGACTACCAAAAATCCACTTGTTATCTGCTTACCCTTGCGCGAATTATCGCTACTGTTCTTCCGTGTCTAATCCCATTAGTTGCGAGTAGATATCTTTCGTAATTCTGATTATCCCTACACAATCACTATCATTAATGGAAGTTTCACCAACAATCGCTGTTGCTTTAGTGCCGTCTGGATCTGCTCCATAAACTGCCAGACTTTCTAGCGCCAAACCTTGATTCGCTTGCCATCTCCAAAGTTTACGACTCTCGCTCAATATAAGCTTACCGCCGATAACGTGACTCCGCACTCTGCCAACCTGCGTACCCATTAAATGGGCTCGAACTAAGACTAGCGCTCCCGACTCAAAATTTTGATCCGTATCATCTTTTTGATCCGTATCATCTTTAACAAGCATCTCGACCAGCTTTAATAATGTAACTTTGTCCATAAAAATTCCTTTAAATTTAATTAATGTTCATCCCATTGCCATTGCCATAACCATCACTATAGCCCCAGCCATAGCCCTTGCCATCGCCATTGCCCTTGCCATCGCCATAGCCATAACCATCACTATAGCCCCAGCCATAGCCATTGCCATCCCCAGATCCATAGCCCCAGCCATAGCCATCGCCATCGCCAATGCTAGAGCCATTGCCATCGCCATAGCAATCTTGATCCTCTGCGAATTTATATCCAGAGCGTTCGATTCTATCCATATTAATCTCCAAATCTTAGTAACATAGTGATCCCTCCGAACATCGCTCCCGACTCAAAATTTTGATCCGTATCATCTTTTTGATCCGTATCATCTTTAACAAGCATCTCGACCAGCTTTAATAATGTAACTTTGTCCATAAAAATTCCTTTAAATTTAATTAATGTTCATCCCATTGCCATAGCCATAACCATCACTATAGCCCTAGCCATAGCCATTGCCATTGCCATAGCCATAACCATCACTATAGCCCCAGCCATCACTATAGCCACAGCCATAGCCATTGCCATCCCCATATCCATAGCCCCAGCCATAGCCATTGCCATAGCCATCGCCATAGCCAATGCTAGAGCCCTTGCCATCGCCATAGCAATCTTGATCCTCTGCGAATTTATATCCAGAGCGTTCGATTCTATCCATATTAATCTCCAAATCTTAGTAACATAGTGATCCCTCCGAACATCGCTCCCGCCATCACTGTGCTCGTGAAAGAAATAAAAAACGCCTCATAAACACCCAAGCCGCTGTGATACCCTAGCGCAGTTAGAAATAAAGTCGTGCCTGCTGCCAAAAAATCTTTGCTCATATTGATCTCCTTGGTTTAATAGGTTACCTGCTTACTGATACAGGGCTGGCTATCTCATCCAGCAGACTATCCGTTTACAAGCTAATCTCGAAGGCGTTTTCATCCCTTGTTCTGATTAATTATCCTCCATCAATTCTATTAATTAGCGCATCCATACACCTATCTATATAGCAGTCGTTCTTTACCATTAGCGTTATAACAAGAGGTATATGTGATTCCCCTATATGCTCAGATAATGTTAATATTGACGCAATATTGGACTTTTTCCCATCCCTGCTACATGCTATTAATGCAAAGCCATCTTTTAAATCTGGATTATTTACACTATAGGAATGCAGCCTATCCATCATTTCAACTAATTTCTGTTTATCTTGGTGCCTGTTTTTTGTATAATAGCAATCATCATGTATTATCCTAAATGTTTTAGAAGCAACGTCCGCAATAATATATTCCTTCCACTGCTTTAATGATCTAGTCCTACCTGTAACAGACTCGCACATATGGTATATATTTAACACATCCTCGGCCATATATTCTTTATTCCTGCATATCAACTCATCCCCGCCAAGCCAACAAAAAACAGGATAACCCGCGTTAGAAATTTCATTTATCATAAACTTAATTCTTCTAATGCTCATACTAATCTCCTTGTTTAACGACCCAGCCTAGGACTAGGTCGTTAGTATAACAATAATTAAAAACCTATACCACTACTAAAGTTATCTTCCTCAACTGATTCTCTGCTCGTTTCAATAAATCTGCATTTATGAAATTGAGTCTCTAACAATTGCGTTCCTCTCTGGCCTTTCCTAACCTTCGCAAAAATAACCTCGCACAATCCTTTATTAGCTGAGTCGTCGTTGTAATACTCATCACGATACAAAAAAGCTACTGCATCACTATCTTGTTCTATTGAGCCACTTTGTCTAAGATCGGATAGCATTGGACGCTTGTTGTTTCTCTTCTCACAATCTCTATTTAACTGTGACAAAACTACTACAGGGCATTCCATATCTTTTGCCATCCGTTTCATTTCTCTTGAGATCTTGCCTAGTCCTATCGTTTCATTGTCATGGCCATGATCTATCAATCCGATGTGGTCCACGATGATCATATCTAGCCCGTGAGCCTTTTTAACTCGTCTAGCCTTAGCTCTGATTGTTCCGACTGTGTGAGTGGATGAGTCGTCAATGTAGGCTGAGTTTTTACGGTAAGGATCAAACATGTTACCGCTCAATGATGCCCAGTCAAATTCGCTCAACTCGGCCCGATTGAATTTTGAGTAGTCAACATTGGCCCAATCTGAAGCTAACCTAGCCAACAGCTCTTCAGAGGTCATCTCTAGGCTAATATATAAACAGCTCTTTCCCCTCTTCACTACACTCGTGAACAGGTTTAAAGCGAAGTTAGTCTTTCCCATTCCTGGACGCGCTGCAATCGTGTACATCTCTCCTTTGTTCATGCCGCCCAATGCTTGAGTAACGTTTGACCAAGGTGTCTCTAGCCCTAAATAGCCTTTTGCCTCTGATCTTTGCAGTAAATCGTTCGCAAAACGTTCTAATTGTTCTCTAGGACTTAGCAATGTATCTTGTTTATTGTTTATAACGTCTAGGAACAGCCCGTTACATTGGTCTAATTTCGTTTCTAAGGCCGTGTGAGGTGAAAGCAGTATTTCCTGCGCCTTACCTATGGCTTGATGTAAACGCCTCTCACAAGCCTTCTCATGGACGTTTAGCGCATGGGATCGAAATGTGCCTGTTGTATGGGTTTGGCAGTTAGCCAAGAATCGGATCGTTTCTGGATCGTTATTATATAACTCGCTCAAAGTTACTATGTTGATCTCCTTATTCTGATCAGATAGTAATCTCATATTCTGCACTATCCCGAACGCGGTTTCATCTTGGAAGTCGTTTATGTCTGTGTAACACTCCAATTCATCCAAAAGCGTGTTGTCGGTTAATATCTGTCCTATTACTTGCAATTCTGATGCGCTCATGACTCGTTTCCTGTTTGCCATGGCTACTACACTGATGCCGTTTATGTTTTGCTGTACTCCATGCTCAGCGGTAAAAAAAGGGGGGGGCTGCGCGGCCTGGGGGGGTTGTGCTCCGCCATTCGCTCCGCAGTTTTGTTAATTAGTGATAATTTCCTTCGATAATCTTTGTGAAGATCTCATCTTTCATGATCCAGTCAAAGGTCAGCTTGAACCTGTTGTCCTGTCCATCTCTAGTCATTAACCACTCTGATTGAGTCATGTGTTTAAAAAATGCTAGCCACTTGCCTACCTCCTTGTAGTTTGGATAGTTTTTGAGAATCCTCTTCAACGCCTTCTTTCTGGTTGAATTGTAGTCTTTGACCTTTGGGAACTTCTTGAACCCATTGTTCCATAGTTCAACTATCTTCCAAAAAAGTTCTTCCTGCGCGCGGTCCCCAGTGGGGACTATAGGGGTATTGTTTTTTATCTGTTGTTTATTATCTGGTATAGGTTCATCCATTTGGCTGATTGCATTCAGCCAAACGGCTGAATGGAGATATCCATTTGGCTGATCACTTTCGTTTATTTTATACTCAGGCATAGTGTACCATTTTGTTCTGTCATACCCTTTTTGGTTAAAGTTTCCACATATGATAGCGCCATCATTCTCTAGTTTTTTAAGAATCTTCTGTATCTTATTTGAGCTAAAGTATGTAAATTGCTCAGCAAATGCCTTAGCACTATTAAACGTCCAAACGTAGCCATCTATGTTTTTACACCTATCCTTTCCTACGTTTCGATACTCATGGGTAAGCCAGTATCTTATGTTGTAGAGAATAACAGCTGCATCAACTCCATACTTCTCTGCATCCTCTATTAAGAACGAATGTTGATTGAATTTATCTTTCATGTATAATTACCTCAGCGATTAGTTAGTATTGATTGAAGTATATGCCCATTCCTCCACAAAGGTTTGGGCTTAATTTTGTTTACTATATTTTAATAAAATATCTATTTATCAAGTTACCATGCGCGCTACACGTTGACTTCTCCACTCTCAAATACCCTGATTCAGTCAATGCTTTAATGCTATTGATAACAGTTTTCTTAGGAACGCCAAACTCTTTTGACATATCCTTCAGGCTCATGTTCAAAGTATTGTCTTGTGACGCACAATTCATTATGCATAACATCACATACTTTGGACCCATTGATAACTTGCTTGTAGTGATCATCGACCAGCTTTCATTCAGACAATTAGCCATATACCCTCCTTTTCTAAACTATATAGGCACTATACATCACCACCTAGTAAACTGTCAACACTACTCCAAAAAAAAGCCCAGGTTTCCCCAGGCTGTGATTTCAGGCATATCCTTCTTGCATACAGTACAGAATATCTCCATGATTATCTCCTTGTATTAGGATGCTTTGGCAGATATCCCCACCACTTCACATCCTCTATAACGTTCTGATTGATTAAGAATTGACTGCCTTCAAACACTGCTATTTCTACTGTCGTTCGTCGGCAAATGATAACCTTGCTACCCTGCTTCGGTTTTGTCGAAACAGGATAGAAGATGTACACTTGATGATGATTACTCTCGATACAGTTCACAGTAATAAGCTGCTGCTAGCGTGTCTGAATCGCTCAATTTAAGCCTGCGCTGCACTTCATCTGCTGCTGACTGACTTCCCCAGCCTTCTCTCATCAGTTTGTTAATGAGATCCATAGGCTCGTCTAGCCTACACTTCAGGCACATATCATAGCCTTTTAATTCGTCATCTGAGCTAATCTGTAGCCCGCAGTCTGTACAATCCATTGTTAACCCTCTTTTGACTGTGATTCATATCCAAGATCATAATAACTAGACTTACTTCTACAATGATAGTCTCCTTCCACATCCCTGTAGATAAATGCGCTGTAACAATGATGCCTGTTTATCTCTATAACATATCTAATTGAGCCAACATCAATCACAGCTCTATTGAGCTTGTCGCTTGCTATCACATTAAAATCAAACATCCTTTTTAACCTCCTTTTTGTACAAGCCAATAATAGTGTTGTGAGTCGTTAACCTGGGATTGGTTACTAATCCATCTCGTAGATTTTGAAGAGTCTTAGTATTTAATCCTGTCACCTTGTTAATACGATAGTTACTCCAGCCTGCTTCCTTCAATTCTGCCATTATCTGTTGATAGTTCATTTTGACACCTCCTTGTAGCGAGTATAATTAATAGTAGTAATCATTACTAATAATATAAAGTAATAGTAGTAGTTACTTTTTATGAAAACACGTTATTTCACAAATCAAACCAGCACCGTTATAGTTAGATCATACCAACACAACACGGAGATACATAAATGGACATAATCAAATTCATGCTTTGCTTACCCCTTCTAGGGTTCCTCTTCTCTTCTAGAGCTATGGACGGCTTCAGCAATGGAACATCACAACCAGTTAAAGACAACCATTCATCATAGGTGGTACAGCTCACAAATAGTTATAGGTGGCGGTTGGGCTGTTGCTACATTCTACGGACCCTTCCACAGATACCGCGCTACAAAGGCTGTAGATGATTGCAAATTAAAGGCTGCCATTATCTTAGTTAGAGAAATGGCAATTGATAAAACAAATTTAGTAGAGATATGAAATGGAAAAGATATTCAAAACACTATCGCAAATAGATCTATCTGGAATGGTAGAAAAGAAAATGGGCTTGACATACTTGTCGTGGGCTAACGCTTGGGATGTAATTATGAGCAACTACCCTTCCGCCACTTTCGATATACTAGATCCTGTAGTATTTGGCGATGGATCAATGGAAGTATGGACCCAAGTAACAATAGAGGGAAATAGCCGAAAAATGTGGCTGCCGGTCATGGATAACCGAAACCAAGCGATAAAGAACCCATCTTCGCGGCAGGTTAGTGACAATAGAATGCGTTGCTTGGTTAAAAACTTGGCAATGTTTGGGCTAGGTCTTTACATTTACCAGGGTGAGGATCTTCCGCGCCAAACAGAACAATCTGTAGAAATAGATATTATGGAAGCTATCCTAACGCTTTCTACAGCGCAAGACTTGAATAGCTTAACCGCTAACTTCAAGAGACTGACAAAAGGATTGAACCCGAAGTCAGATTCATACACTAGGCTGAAAGAAGTAGCCGCACAACGTAAAGGAGAGCTAAATGAAAGAGCGTAAAGACAACAGTGGGGCCTTGTTTCGTAACGACAAGAAAGAGACTGATAAACACCCGGACTATACTGGCTCAGCAATGATAGACGGGTCTGAATATTTTTTGTCAGCATGGCTGAATGAGTCAAAGCATGGCGTGAAGTATATGTCTCTCTCATTCAAAGAAAAGGATTATTCTGGGCAACCCGCGAAAAAAGAGGTATTTAGTGATGACATCCCATTCTAAACAACGATCGGATGAATGGTTCAGTAGTCGGCTTGGGCGCGTAACAGCGTCCCAAGTTACCAAGGTAATGGCCAAGCGTAAAGGGGCTTCAAGAGAGTCATACATGATGCAGATTATCGCTGAACGTTTGACAGGAATATCAACCTCTATACCTACTACTCAAGCCATGCAGTGGGGAGTAGATAACGAGGATAGCGCTAGAGCCGCGTATGAGAGAGAAACAGGTATATTTGTAGAAGAGACTGGATTTCATGTCCATAGCAATATAGATGGATTTGGCGCTTCCCCCGACGGTCTAGCGGAAGATGGGTTGCTTGAGATTAAATGCCCAGCCACTACTACTCACATTGATTTTTTAGAAGGCAAAGGAATATCGAAGGTATACAGGGATCAGATGACAGCTCAATTGTCATGTACAGGTAGAGATTGGTGTGATTTTGTATCGTTCGATCCTCGCTTGCCGGAGCCTTTACAAATAAAGATAGTTAGATTTCAACCAGATAAGGAGGTGGTCAAGGAAATGGAGCAGGCAGTAGAAGTATTTTTGCAGGAAGTAGAACAACGGATAAGGAAGTTATTTAACTGAGGGATCATCTAGTACCCTCCTCTAACAATAAGTTCAAGGAGATAAACATGATAGGTCGCAACGTAGGTAGGGAAGAAATCAGTCAATTAGTATCAGAGAATTATCTGGCTGATAGTTTTGAAGAACAGATAGCATTGACAGACATAATTATGGATCAGTTAACAGCTATCGACATAACAGCTCTGACAGTATCTAAGATCAGAGAGACAATCGAGCAAGAGATTACGGTATGGATGAGGATGAAACATGGATGACCGAAAATTAACAGGAGTTGATTGGATTTGTCTTTTATTAACGGGTGTAGCGATTGTTTACTGGTTGTTCAGGTTGGGGCCTTACTGATCTATCTAGTAATCATAACTTACATAACACATTGGATATTCACTGTGCGGATCTGTAGACGCTGTGATCTGCACAGATACTTGAAACGAAAACGGAAAAGGAGAAGGAAATGAGTAAAGCAGAAGCATTGGCGAAGAGATGGTTTGACCACTTCAACAACCACAGGATGTTATTCGGGTTTACTAGCTTGATAACTCTAACAGTCTGTTCAATATACTTTAACTTTAGATTGGGAGAGCTAAACAGTAGCGCAAATGATATGACTCAGTACGTTATGCCACTAGCCTACTCTTTCTTGGACGTTGCAGCGTTGGTGCTGGCTATGTGTCTGTTTGCTGGAGCAATCAAGCCATTCTTGTTACGGATTGCAGCATGGACATGGTTTAGTTACCTGGTCACTCTGTCACTGTTCGCTTGTCTATCTTGCATCATAGCCTTGGATGCTCAGAACGCGGCTGTAGGTGATGAGTTCAAACGTAACGAGCTACAACAAGCTTTAGTCTTGGCAAAGGCTAACGTAGCTACATGGACAAACAATGTAGACAAGACCGAGAAACACAAGTCTAACTTTCAGGCAAAGCTAGATGATGCTGTGTCGCAGAGAGATGATCTAATCAAACAGATCTCTAAACTGGATAGCACTACTCCCCCATCCCAAGTAATCTTTGAAAGAGGATTGGCTATCATGCCGGTGTGGATGGATGAGGATCAGTTTAGATTGTACGCAAGGCTGGCGTTTGGGTTTGCTATGATCATAACTCCCTTACTATTGACTGGAGTGCTAGCCAATGTGCTGGGTGATGGCACAAAACCAGAGTTGAAGCGTGAACCGGAGTATAGTCCAGAATTATGGTCCGAGCGTAGAATGGCCGATCTAGTACAGAATAGGTACTCAGACCAGACCAAAATAGTCGATTTGGACTACGAAAAAGAACGTAGACCAGACCAAACTCAAAAAAAAACACGTAAAACAGGACTAGACCGACAAGCAGCTAAGGAAATTGAAGAGTATCTGATCAATGGTGATGGCAAAATATCAGAGAATTATGTGAGAGAGAAGTGGGGAGTGGGAAAAGGTTTGGTCCGGTCTATCTATCAGAAGTTAGAAGAGGCTGGACATATTGAGAACGATGGACCAAACACAAAGTGGAGGCGGGTAAATGGATAAATGGAATTTAGCGATTATGGCAATATTAGTAGTAATTATGGGCACTCAATTAAATAGCATGAATCATAGACTAACTCAGATTGAAATGTTTCAACAGATGACTGAATGCATGGAGGGGTTGAGATGATAGAATGGAGCGGAGTGTTTTTTGTGACGGGATTGATATTAGTGTTCTTTTTGTGCAACTTGATATCAGCAAAAAGGAAGATAGACAAGTTAACTCATAGACCGATTGCAGCATACAAGGAGTATTGCGAATATGAAAAACGAAATAGAAAAATGTAAGAGGTTTATCAGAGAAAAGGGGGTTCCGGTTGCTGTCGGAATCCTGATCGGACATATGAACTGGCATGTATGGGCATATGAAAGAGCAGTTGATGGTTTTTATTATATAGAGGCTGAGCTAGGGCAGGACGAACCTAGAACGCTATGGAATAAGATTAACCCTTTTGATGGAAAATAGGAGATTGATATGAATGCATTATACTTGTTAACTGGCGTTGTAGGAGTGTTTGCTATACCGTTCATGCCGCCCATCGGATTTGCGCTGGCCATGTTTGGTGGATATAAATTAATCATGGGGAATGACTAATGAGATTCAGCGAGTTTAAACGCAATGTCGAGGGTTGGGGGAGTGTTCGAGGGATCTATGATCAGTCAACAGAGGCTCATCAGAAAGCTAAGGCGTTGGAAGAGATAGGAGAGTATCTAACGGCAAGCAGTATGCTTGATAGAATGGATGCAGTAGGGGATATCGCGGTATGTATAGTCAATGCGGCGAGGTTTCAAAATCTGTTCGAGTATGAGTTTAAATTGGATAGCTTTGCTCACAGTGGAATTGGGATGTGCGCAAAGTGTGTTATAAACGGTTCCTACCGAGCTGCTATGAGAGCATTATACGCGCTGTGTGAGTATAACGGATGGAAGCTTGAGGACTGTTTCTATATAGCGTGGAATGAGATTAAGGATAGAAAAGGAATAATGGTAGATGGACTTTATGTAAAATGGGATAGTATGACTGATCAACAGAGAGAGGAATTCAGGCAGAGAGACATGAACAATACATTATTAAGAGGGGTTTGAGTCATAGGGTCGCAGTATGGCCCTACCTTTTCCATTCTTTCACTATCTTTTCGCCGCTCCTTCCTATTATATAACCGCCTATTCCGACTTGTACGATTACTAACAGCTTCATTATGACTACTTCAGATAGGTTTGGAGGGGTGAATCCCAGCCAGTGAGCACCTATCAGGATAGCGAACCATACCATCATTAAAGGACGCCAGCTTCGTTGCAGCCATGAATCGCCTTGAGCCTCTGCCAAGATAATATCTACCGCACCTTTCAGCTCAGTACGCTCTATGTCGTGCAGATCCATTTCAATAGCGTGCTGGATCGCTTGAGCTTTGTCTTTGTCTGGAATAGCTCGGCCGATAATGCTCTTTAGTGCGCTACCGATAATTGGAATAATAGCTGGATTCATAATTATCTAACCATATCTGTGGGTTTACGTGCTGGCCTTCTATCCATATCTCCAAATGAAAATGATTAGTTATGCCTGGGTATATCTTTGTGAGATCCTGTACTATTCCCAACGGCTGACCTCTCATAACCTTTCTGCCTGGCTGAACTAGGGGCTCAAGATAAAAGAATTTGGCCAGCGTTTGATCGTCTATCTGGATCTCAATCAACTGATAATCGCCCTTAGGACCCAACCTAGAATATGGGTATCCTATCCGGTTAACAAGGCCAGTGATTGGAGAGAGTAGGGTAGATGAAGGATATGCGGCATAGTCTATGCCTCGATGTGTCCGATCACCTCTAGCGGCTCCATAGGCTCCAGACCCGTGTTTGTCAGTCGTCCGAGCTGGAGGTATTAACGTTAATGATTGCCTCAAATCGTGAGTCCTCTACATCAGTTAATCTAGATTCCAGCTTCTCTATCCTCTGTTTCAGCTCTTCTACTCTCTCATCCGCTCGTTTAACAATCGTTTTCTGAGCTATTCCCCAGCCTGTGACAATGCCGATTATGTAAAATGCTGCATGTGATCCACCACTTGGTCCGGTAAACATCTCAATAAAGTCCATGATCACTCTCTAAAAATATTGATTACAACTTCGACTTGATGAGTCAGGATATATAACCAGGTACAAATTGATAGCAGGACATGAGCTACAACAATAATCCAGTTATAACTATGCGGTATAAAGGAAGAGAAATAACCACAAAACGCGCATAAGATAAAAATGGCGATAAGGTATAGCAGGGCTTTCCTACCTCTAGGATTTTTGGATGTACACAGCAACTTGCTAAACTGTAGCGCTATCACTGTGTAACCCAGTACTATTGTTAACAGGATGAATGATGGTATATCGTGATTATGCATAACTTAATTCTAGATTATTCTTTGCACTAATCAAGCTATTTCTCGCTTCTCCCTATCTCGATCCAACGGTTAGAAATTGATGAAGGTACTTTCTGGAATGTGACAGTCGTATATGCCGCCGGAGTGGTTAGATTCACGCTACCAGCCAGCATGAACGTGGAACTATGTACTAAAGTCGTATTAGCATCAATGATGACAAGATCTACAACCTGTCCATCATCACCATCATCAAACGCGGTAATCGAGGTGGCCCCTGTATTCTGAGTGTAAATAGTTGCAACACCATCCACGCTTGGAGTGGTATCACCATCGCTAACCATTGTCCAGGATCTAGCGTTTTCTTTTAGATAGGTTCCCAAATCGTCATTGAATCTTGCTATCTCTGTGCCAGTGCTGCTTAAGATCCTTAGCCCAACACCAGCTTGAGCTAGTAGATAAGGTTGTAACTCTTCGTTACCTGAACCATCCGTAGGATAAAAAGCGTGTCGTACATTTTTAGATAAACCTCTAGCTGCAAATTGACCGACGTAATCACCAACCGGGTCAGTTAAACCAACTTTATGTCTGAATGTAGAACCGGCGGTACCTGTGCCGATTAGGAATCTACCGTACTCATCAATCTGATAGATAGTTCTGTCTGCTGTATCAATCCATGTCCAATCTACTCCACCATCCGAAACGGTGCCTGTAGTATGAGTTGGTCCTGTCGCTCCGGTCGTACCCGTAGACGCTGCTACATAATGTTGATCATCATTCGTTCTATAATCGCCGCTTGATACAGATTCGCCAGTCTTCCACCTCTCATAGTCGCCACCTATCGCCGCCCAAGGAGCCAAGCATCTAAGGGTTTCTATCCAGTACGATCCGCTACTTTCTTTTGTGAATTGCTTGATTGCGCCACCTCGCCACCCATTCTTATTAGTAGCTGAGGCGTTTTCAAATTTACCGGCTGTCCATACCATTGACCCCTTTCTCTGGCTCGCAGAAGTAGTGCCAGCGCCGCCGAAGTTGGATAACTGCAAAATCGCATGGTGGTCACTTGCTATTAACCAGTGCGTATCGCTTGCAGCTGTATCTTTTGATATGAGACCTACTTCTTTAGTAGTCTCTCCAGCCGAATTAAAACTATTGATCATTGACTCATCAAACAGAACAACATCCGTTGGAAGTGTAGCCAATAACGTCTGAGGATCGTATTTAGTGTTATAGGGAATGTGTATATATTTATATGCAGCCGCAGCCACCAAAATAACCGCTGTATCATCAGTAGAGCCATCACTAACAGATCCAAAATGCTTTACGCTGTAGTAGTCGTTAGGGAATAGTCCTTTAGCTTGATGTGTAGCTAAATCAATATAGGAACCTCCATCATCCGTACCAGTAGCCGCTGCCACAACATCATATTCATTACCGCCTCCATCACCTATGGTAGTATAGCCAAGCGTTCTAACGTGATCCCCTACTGATAGAGTAGTGTCTGCAACCATCGCTGCTACAGTTTCAAATATTATCTCATTCTCTGCTTTTATTGCCGCCTGATCAACTGCATCTATAACCCAATCCGCGTTGCCTGTTGTATTTGCGTCTGCGTCCGTAGAATTTTTGTATAGAACGATCTTATATTTCTGGTTAACGTGTGGGATAAATCTCGTAGAACCATCCGTAGTTGGATAACCTGAACTATCCAATTGACATTTAGCAAGCGTGGTTCCTCCAGTTGAATCTGTGGCCATGCTGAAGGCTGTAGTAGTTCCAGAGGTATAAAATTTAAGATAATAGCTACTAGCTAGATCTCCCGTGCTAGTTTGGTATTGCGTCATAGTTCCAGATATTGGAGTCCAAGCCATGTTTATTCCTCTTCAGTTTTTAAAGCATCTGTAACGCGTTTCTTTAATTTCTTGTCTTTCAAACCATCAGTTAATAATTTAACGGATGTGAAAACAGGGGCCGGAACTCCGCTCGATCCACTAACAGCAATATCCATAAGTCCGGCTAATACCGTAGCAGTATTGGAGTGATTAACAGATCCAGGAGGTGAGGTTAGGACCACTTTCGCTACATCGTTGATAGTTCGTAGTTTCTGGGCTCCACTCTTGCCAAATAGAAGATCTAATTTTCCATTTCTATCTAATGCCATTAACTCACGATCTAGAGCCGCAGCCGAAACAACCGGATCACCTCTTTCATTGCGTGCTACGTTTTTAGTCATCTGGTCTTGTAGGTGTCTCAACGTTGAACCCTGTAACTCTCTCCACGCCTGCTTTCCTTCTTCGCCTGCATTTTGTAGCAGCTTTCTGAGGTGGTAGGTAGATTGGTAGGGGGTGGCTGAGGATATTACCGACTTCCTGACAACATCCTCTAGAGCGATCTTTCTGTCTACGGTTCCTCGCTTGGTTGTTAACAGATTGTCTATTAATCCAACGTTCTCGAACTTCTCCGCATAATCAAACCTAGCCTTTCTAGCTGCCTTGTATTTTTCACCTCCCTGTCCTTCTGTGGAGGCATCTATGAGGTTCTTAAGGTTCGTGGCTATCCTCACATCATTAGGATCTGCATCGTTTACATTGCGGTTTATGAAGCGCCTAACAGCTTCAGCCTCGTTTAAACTCATTTGGCGCAATGATAGAGTACCTTCTTCAAATGATCCTCCAGCGACCTCCAGAACCTCTAATTGACGTTGTGTTTTGGTCATTATGCTATTTTCAGCTCGTTCTGCTCTATTAGCGTTTAGGTAATCAGAAAGAGGATTGAGATCAACCTTTTTCCCCATTTCTCCCGACTCTCTAGCTTGATTATAGAGCGTTCTAATCTTGGCCTTATCTTTGGCTGCATCGGCTCGAATCGCTTTAACAACAGATTCGCCAATCTCTAGAGGGTAGTATAACTCTGCTCCAACCTCGTCTATGAATGAGTCAAAATTCTGTATCAGTTGGCTATTCTGATCTGCAAATCTCTGCCTTAACGGTTCGCCCACATCCTCCAGCTTTGCCGTTTCCCTCTCGAATCGTTGCTGATCAAATTCTCTTGTAGATTGCCCCTTGGTTAGCTGTATGGGTACTGGTAAATTCTTTGCCGCTTCAGCTCTAATCTGTGCATCACTCAATGCTTGAGCACCTACCGAGCCCAAAGGAAGATTGGCAGATTGTTGATTGCGTTTAAAAGCCTGCTCTCTAACGACCTTAGCAGCTTGAGCTAGGTTGTCATTGATTACCTTAGTCTTTGCTGGAATAACCTGTAATCCTGCTCTACCCAAACTCTTTAAGGCTTGGTGTTCTATAGCTAGCTGTGGGATCATCGGAATATTACCGAGTAATTCGCTAATAGTCTGAGTGTATTCTCTGCCAGCCTCAGACTCAGGCATAAATGGCCTAGCAAACTCCGCAGCCCTTTGTTCGGTCAATTGTCTTATTCTGTCCGCGTCAAACTGACCGCTAGCAGCCTCTCTAACCAAGCTCTCCGCAAGCCCTCCGACATAGCCATAACTCCCAGCTAGACCGCCGCCAACTAATGCTATCCCAGTTTCAAACGCGCCTTTTAATGCATCTCCTACCGTTCTAGTCTCTTGATCTGGTTGTGGTTGGTTGGGTACTCCATCAATATTAGAAGCCTGTTCAGCTGCCCATTTTTGGTTTACAACGTCTAGACCTCTCTTCGACAATTCAGACTCTATTTGCTGTTGTCTTGATAGACCACGCCTTGATAACTCAGCCTCTATTTCTTGTAGAGTTGCCATTATTGACCACCTCGCAATCGTTCGTATTCTTGCATTAGTTGATCATCTGTTAGCTCTGTGACTGGGACCTCATCAACAAGAGCACTCCTTTTGTTGCGTCCTGATCCTATCGTAACCGTAGCAGGTTGATCTGGTTTAATCGGTTTAATATTGGAAACGTCGAACAGTGTTGGGACCCTCTTTTCAAAAGCTGCTCGCCTGTCATCTGGAAGCTCTGAGAATACATCTAAAAAGCTTATAGCCTCTTCTCTAGAGGTCTCTAGGGCTGAGTTAGCCATTATTTTTGAGGTATCTACGAGGTCTTGGAACGCCTGACCAGTAAGCTTGCCTTCTCCGGTTATATTATTTAGCTTGCCTAATAATAGTTCTGGTATGCCTTGAGACTCATAAACCTGACCTTGTTCTGTTTCTCTTACTACAGAGGTTGGATCTAACGCTTTCATAAACTTAAACACAGCTGCAAGTTTTGAAGCTGGGCTTGAACTCTCTTTAAGGCTTATCAAGCTGTCCGCAGCCGCTTTAATACCTCTGGCATCCTTAGTTAACGCTGTCAGATCCTTGTTAATAGAGGATATATCGCTTACCTTTAAGTCTGGTTTAGCTGCGAGAGCCTTTGTTGCTTCTACTTGTTGTTTCAGAGCTGGATTAATAGAGTATTGTCCAGTTGCAGGATTAAACGTGTAACCTGCCAGCTCTTTTTGCTTTGCCTGCTGCAATTCTATCGGTTTTGCAGTAGCCAACGATTGACCCGCAGCGACAAGCTGCATTAAGTCATCATCAGTAACCGATTGTGGATCAAACTGACCAGATATCCCTAACCGTTGCGCAGCACCTTGTATAAATGTGTTTCTTATCTCTGGGTCTGTGAGTGATAGCGCCTGTTTAGCCAGTCTAGAAGCTACTAGAGTCTGCTCTTGCTGCATCTTTCTAGTTCCTGCATCTCGTTCTTGCTGCAATCTCTCTATCTCTAGTTGTTTTATCTGCTGGTCAGCTGGGAATAGTGCATTAGCCTGAGCAAGTCTCATTTGATTGAGTTGAAAATTCTGCGCTGCTTGCTGGCCTTTAATGAATTCATTGAATATATTTGTCATATATGCCCCTTATGCGTACCAGGTATTAGAGAGTGTCGAAGGGGATGATAGACCGCCTCCCAAACCAGCGCCGCCACCGCCAAATCCTCCAGATAGGCCGAACCCTGCTAGACTAGATAGTCCTCCCAATCCTTGACTGATCGCGTTAGCTTTTCCTATCTGCCCCTGTGCCTGTGCCTGACCAATATTGCCAGCTAGATTAGCCAGGTTTCCAGCCGTACTTAACCCTGCCGTTCCCTGTCCTGCTGCCACATTCGATCCCAACCTTGCCAGATCGTACAGGTTAGCAAATTGTTGTTGCTGCTGTTGTATCTGGAGAGGCGCTAGAGAATTGGATAAGGCTACTGCAGTTTCGGTTCCTCCGGTCCTACCCTGTGCCGCTTGGTTGGCAAATACTCTTCTCGTCACATCATCTTGTAGAGCGCTAAATAAAGGGCTCTGACCCATTCCTGCCTGCTGTGTGAGTTGCGGCAATATTCCAACACCAAGTTGTCTAAATGGTTCGGTACGCTCGTTAAAAGACTGGAGCGCCTCTCTCTGGTATCCAATACCCTGCTCTGCCGCTTGTGTTTGCGCGTTAGCTGCTGCCTCTGCCGCCTTTTTTTGTCGGTTTGCGCCGTAGGCTGTCGATGCTGCTAGACCACCAGCCAATAATGCCGTTCCTGTAGTTACCGCCATTCTATATCCCCTTAATGAAAGATTTTTCCGACTCTATATAACCTAGATCTGTATAGATTTTATCTATCTTGTGTTGATATTCGTTGTGAAGACTAACCATAATTATCTTGGCTGCTCCCTTATCTCTGGCTGCATCTTCAAATGCTTCCAACAACTCTTTGCCGTCCTTGCCTTCTGAATACCAAAAGAATTCCTGCGCCACGATCTCGCCGCTCATAAATAGAGGAAATACTAGGCCGCCTATAACTCCATGTTCACTCCTTATCATAATACCGTTGTTTATTAGCTGCTCTACAGTATTCTCTATAGTTGATCTATCGTAGTCAGTTCTGGCTATCTCGCAGAATTTAATAGCAACGCTATGACAGAACTCCATGTCTTCTAGTGTTACGGCTCTTATCATGTTTCTGTTGTTCCGCTAATATCTACATTAATTACGCTTGCTGTATCTGCTAGCCCTGATATTTTCATACTATAACCTAAAACATGACCTTGAAGCTTGTCTACTGTCAAAACCTTGCCTGCTGGTATTGTCTCTTTAAATATCCATAGGCATATTTGATTGAGTAGCGAGTATCAAGTTTCAACAACTCCGCCTACCTCGGCATTTATGACACTCCCTGTATCAGCCTGTGCGCTCAATGTCTGGCTGTTGTCTAATACAATAGTACCAACCTCAGCTATGACATTCCACGTCCTACCAGGCTGAACGGATCTTCTAGTTAACCAGTTTCCTCCGCTGCCTGTGGTCTCAGCTGTAGCGCTCGCTAATTTATGGACATAAACAAGCACAGCACTAGCTGAGGTGTTAACAATTGATAACTGACCGATGAACTTCTTTTCACCCGTATTTGTTACCGCCAGATCTGTTGCACTAGTTCCAACCTGTCCCGTGTAAAAACTATCTAGTGTATTAGCCATTATTCATCCACCAAAAAAATCTCAAATTCGACGCCAACCGTTGCAGTTCCCGATGCAACTTTAGCCATAAAACCAACATCACAAGGCCCAATATAAGGCCCGAAAGGAACGTCAACACTACCAAACGTCTCTATTGATCCACCGCTAACACCCGTTACTACGCTCTGTGCTCTCATAGCCGAATATGGGGCGGCGGTCTCATCTGCTCCAGCACGACTAAAGAATATTAGATCTATAGTTTTACCGGAATCTATTGAAACGTCACGCAACTTTACATATCCAGTTTTTCCCGCTGGTATTGTATAAGCGCCGATTTCACTTTGACCTATTGGAAAGCTAGTTGAATCTATAGTCGCCCAATCAGTACCGCCAGACCCATTTTCTATGACTATGTCGCCAGCATGTGACCCATTCGCTGCCGTTGCGTATGTACCCGACTCGCTCACGTATAATCTATACACCCGTGTGAATGTCGTGGTTGTTGCGGATGATGCTGAAGCTCCAGCCGTTGCTAACGTTTCTGTAGCTAAAGCAAAGTTTTCATCTAGACCTAATAAAGTGATCTCTCTAGCTCCAGTACCAGCCGCCGTGTCGTTAGCATCGCCGCCAGCCTTTATTCTAAGCGTTGTCGCTGACCCGGATTGTGGTGTGTTATACAGTCCGCCCAACGATATGGGAGCTAAAGAAGTGCCAACCGCTGGATTGCGGCCAAATTTCTTTATAGACTGAATACCGGAGTTTAGTGACCTAGCAACGTCTAGCCATGACCAAGAGTTGCGGGTAAGTATCGCTGGAGACTGAAGATTATAAGGCTGATTAAGAGGTGAGTAGAAGTTAGTTATCTCTGAGAATGAGGTTTCAAGCCTAAATACTGTCTGCGCTGAAGATCCGTTAACATATCTAACTCTAAAATATCTACCTCCAACCGCCGCAGGCTGAACCGTTGGCACGCTTGCTGTAGTTGTTACGCCGCCAACTGGAAAGGTAGAATCCGCGTTGGTTCCATCCGTTGAAAAGTCAAAATATATAGTGCCAGTCTGATCTGCATAGCTCTGCACTAGCGCCATTGATCTCGTGGCTCTCTCCCATGTTCCGGTATATGTGGCCGAACCAGATAGGGGCGTAGATGTGGAGTTGTTTGTAGATACAACTGGCGTAGAGGGTGTCCAGCTCATACTATTAGATAAATCCCGCTTGTTGCTGAGTATCTGAAGTGTACAGACTCATAGTTTAATGCCATTGTATATGTGGTTGCGCCATCTATATTGATAGCACTGCCATCTACAATAACGTTTCCAGCTGTTGTGTTCCGTTTTACTGTGATAATCTCGTTATCTTCAGGCTCTTGGTTGAGTGTGATAGTGATATTTGATGTTGCCTCTATATCTTCTGGCCCGTAACAAGTATGGTTTGCTGATACGCTAAAGAATGGCCTTTCATATTTTGATGTAGCATTGAACTGTATATTCCTGCAATCCTCGTCTGGATTTGATAACTGCCAAGGGAATAGCTCTGCTGTATCGCCATCACTTATATTATCGGATGATCCGCCAGTCCTAAGCCACATATCATGCGCCCATCTACTAAAATACTCAAAATATGCTCTTACTTCAGGATCGTCTTGGAATCTTTTCGGTATTGGATAAACAAACGGATCTACCTGCGTCAAAACTGGCCACCTCTCTGAACATCAATAGCGAATGATTGAAAGTTAAAGAAGTTAGGATCTGAGGTTCTTATTTTGAATTGTATTTGCCTGCATGACCTTATGAAGTCGTATTTAACCCTCAAATTGTTCTCGTCATCTCTTCCCGCTCGAATCCAAGACTCATTAGAAAACGATTGGCCGAAGTCTATGGAATTGCTGATCATAATTAATGGGTTAACTTCACTCAAATTACCTATACCACTCTCACAAACTATCTCAGCACGTTTTACCATAAACCTACCGCCTTCTATCCCCAACTGACCGCCGTTTATAGGCGATGTAATACGCTCTCTAATCGTCGTTTGGTTGTTATCAGTATAGACGTTAGGTTCTAGTTTTAATACTCTAGAATCAAGCCTAGATTGTATGTAGTGGGTTCCATAAGCGTAGGTGTAATCATATGCTAGATAGGGGGCTTCGCTGGCGGTATAGGCTAGCTCAATCCACACGTTAGTTGTCTCACAGTAAACCCAGCTTTTCGAGTTAGTCAGGACCATTACAAAGTTTTGACCATCAAACTTGATGCATTTTACTCTAGCTCCGGTAAAGTCTAGGTCAAAGAATGCGCCTGCTATTGATGGAGTAGTAACACTCTGTTGCTGGTATGCTGTAGCTCTGTATAGGACTTTATCATTACCAACCCAGTACATTGCGTAGTCGTTTGAATCTACACAACCACGATCTATTAACCCCACAGGCATTGAACTATTTTGAATTGAAACTAAAGGATTAGTACCCGATGAACCTAGATAATATGGCTCAATTCCCACCGATCCCATCATGTATATTGTTTCTTTGAATTTGAATATTCTTACTAAATCGTCGCCATACGTTATAGTTGTGCTTATATTTTCAGCCTGAATAGATGCAGGATCACCAACATCACCCACCGCATAACGGTTTTTGTCTAGCTGCCATATTGCGAATGAATTGATAGCTACTACAGAACCGCCTGCAACGTAGGAGGTATCAGTTACCTCTGTTAGAGTACCTGAATCAACATCATAAACATAGCCTTTAGTGTTAGAAGTGATTAAAAGCTTCGTTCCTATATTGACTATATTGTCATAAAGAGACTCAAATATTACTAAACCTGATCCTGCTATCGTTCCTATTGATGTTTCTACGCCGTTGGAGTCCATAGAATAGAGAGTCGTGTCTGCAACCTTGTAAACTACTCCCGTTCGTTCGTGTGTGTAGATACCTCTAGACGCGCCTGATCCTGTGCCATCACTAAATTGAGTTGAGCCTGGCCACGGGTAGAGGGTAGAAGGATGTGAGCCAGAGGGTACAGATTCAGGATAAAGATTAAGGGTCCGTTCCTGCGATACCGCCTTGGACCTTGAAGGATTAGAGCCGCCTACAACTTGTACTGGAATAGTTTTATACATTATGGCGTCGATCCTTCTTTCATCATGCGTGGTGCTGTACCATACCGGCCTTTTCTTTCCTGCTTGTTAGCCTCTTCAATGGATCTGTCGAATTTGCCCTGGTAAATATTCGCTTTGTCAAAATCTTGCTCCCACAATGCCAACTGAACTAGGCACCCCCACAGGTACAAATCAGGGTAATCTGTAAGCGTGTCGTTTGATGTGTTGGAAGAGGTTAGAGGTACGATCCGCGAAAAGTAGCTCATCTCTAATGTATAAGCAGAATCTGCTGTTCGCTCAAACTCCAGTTGTGAGGTTACAGTGAAATACTTCGGCCTGCCTGCGCTATCTTGTACAGGCATCGACTCAGGGCTTTTGTAGGCTATTTCATAGTTCAATGCACCGTTTACTAATGTAAGCCTACGCATCTTCAAAAAACGGTCAGGAAGCGCTAAGAATCGCTCTGACGTGGACATAGTTGCAATGGCTCTCAGCTCGTTATTTCTGAGCATTAATCGCTTGTCTATCTCGTTCTCTGCTAGCTCTATGAAGTTATCTATCACATTAGAAATATCTGTTCTATGTGACCAAGCTTCAATTGCTGTTTTAAGATTCGCGTATGTGTTTATTGCCATTATTCAGCCCAATAGTGTGTAATTCGTAGCAAGGTAGGTACTTTCTGCCATCGTGCATTATTGCAAGTGAGTTGTCGCAGTCTGGATATGTTTCAAGATCCATGAATTCGCCAGCCGTGAAGGTGCTTAGATATGGCTTGGTTAACTCTAATCTATTAAATAACAGTTTAAGCGCTGGAAGAGTGAACCGCCAATAATCGTCTGGATATTTATGATAACGTTGAATCCACGGAGTAGAAATGTAGATCTTTCCGTTATCGCTCAGTAGATCCATTAATGTTTCAGCCACTATCCATGGGTTTGTTACATGCTCTAATATTGAACAGCATATAATAAGATTAAAATGGCCTTTTTTGAGTGGTCCTATTCCGTCAGATAGATCATGTACTACGTCAACGCCTTTTCCTGGCTCCAAATCTAAGCCAACGTATTCGCCGCTCACTAAAGATCTAAAGTCCTGCGTGTTTCCGTAGTCTTTGCTGCCAACCTCTAAAACTGGACCTTTCAGCTGGCCTCCCATCCGCTCTAAAAAGATCTTTTGGTTAACATGACCCAATCGCTTTCTCCCACATCGGCCCGATCTGGTTGATAGTGTAGCGGTCGAGTATATACCTTTGACCTTCTTCTATCTTAATTAGAGCCTCTTCCTTGTTGTTTAAATACCAGTCTATACCGTGAGCAATGTCACCAATCCACGCAAAGTCCTTGAATTCGTCATATGCTGGCATACTGTTAGCTATTACAAAACATCCCGCGTTAATAGATTCCAGTAACCGATTGGCACTCTTCGCTATCTTGTTACCTACGGGAATAATAACAGCTCCAGCACGTTTAAACCCTTCTATCATGGCTTCACGGTTCCACGGAATGATTAAAGGGTCTACAGGCTTAGAAATAATATCTAACACTCTACCGTTTAATGCATTTAATAGGTTTGGCACATTACGCAACAATGAAATATTCAACTCATTACCAAATGATAGGAATCTATCTTTATAGTGTGCTGGCTGTGTTTCGTATTCGATAGGATCAGGTATTATTTGAGCATCTCTTCCGGTCTGGCCCTTGATGATTCTAGCCATTTCTTCAGAATTGCAAGTGACAAGGTTGGATTCGTTACAGTGTTTTAGATAATGCTCTCTAAACATGGTATTAAAATGATCGTCGCATACGTCAAATATATATTTAGAGTATGGCTTAATAGGGTTAAATGGCCAATTATGTTTCATAGTTACCAAAACATCGTTTCCAACCTCCCAGCCGTTATCCTTCAGCCAGTTAAAAGGCATTATGTTGCGGTATCTTCCAGATGCTATCTCTTCATTAGGCCCAAAAAAGTTAATGGTTGGCCTAGTCCGCATGTAGCATAATCTCCCTTTCAGCGAACCATTCGTCAGCAAACTCTTGGCTCTCGTACCCCTTAAAACATGGTGTGCCTAGCGTGAAATGGGCTATCTTAGCGTCTGGATTTGGGTCATATTCTCCTACTAAATGATTGTAATCCAAGGGTATAGCTCCAACTCCATCCTGCGCCCATTCAAATTGGTGTAAATACTTTCCTGTGCAGTGGTTAATCTTGTATGCATGTAGATTAAAACAGTCTACATGGCTGCAATTAAACAACATCAGGCTAGACCAATTCTTTTTTGGGTATATGTGCTGGGTATTTCCTAGGAACTTTTTGTCAGGTTTTGGCGTGTAATCATGCTGTACTACACTCACGGCATTACTGATTGTACCGTATGCTAGTAGTTCGTAGATATCGCATCTCACTAGCATATCACAATCCATAAATAAGGCTTGGCCGCTGAACCCTGTTAGGTAGGGAGTTAGGAACCGCGAAAAGCTAAACTCTGTAGATCCATCTTCCATTCCTCTAGTAAATTCTGGAATGTTCCGCTTATTTATTGGGGTAAAACTAACTGGACCGCTAGCCTGTCTTAGTATTGAGTGACAGAGTACATGGTAGGCTACGGTCTCGCGTGGGTCGTATCCTATGAATATTTTCAACATCCGTTTTAATCTCCCTGATTGATTTGTTAAAACCACCTCTATACAGCTTCACACTATTATACCATGGAAAAGACGAACCAAAGCTATGATATCTATAACCGCAATAGTCAGGAACTATAACATAACAGGGTATACCGAGAGCACCCGCTAAATAGACAACAGTAGTACAAACAGTGACAACACAATCCAATCTACTGATTAATGCTAGAGTATCCTCAAGGTCACAGCCTTTTAAAACAGCTCTAGGCCAATTCGTGATACCGTATTCCTTCATTTGTTCGTCATCTACAGGTTTATATTCGAGATTAACGATCTGAGCATCCATATCTATGATAGGTTTAAACTGCTCTAAATCTGTAGATCTGAATTGCTGCCTCGTTCCCTTAGTGCCGCCATTCCATGCTATGCCGATTCTAGGCCCATCTTTGAGTATAGATTCCCATTGGACGGCTCGTTCTGGATCTGGCTTCAGATATGGTTTACCAGGAAAATCTGATTCATTCCGTCTAAAGAAATATGGTAATTGACCTATAGCACATTGGTAGTCTGGAGTTTCTGAAACCTCAATAGGCTTGTCGCTGAACCGTTTACCATGAATCTCAAAATCAAAGTTACGTTTGAATATTGATTCTAATCTTTTGTCGCAATCGAATATTACCTTATTGGTCTTTTGCAGATCTTCAAAGCATGAGGCAAACATAATCTCATCACCCACACCCTGTTCACCATAAACTAACACCGTACCTTCCTCGCCGTTCCAGTCTGGCAAGCCATAATCTCTGGCCTCTCTATGCTTGACTCCTAGCGTTTTGAAATACTCATCCCATCCGGTAAAGTCTCGTTTCATCAGCTTTGCTAAGCCTTTGTTGTGGTGAGCTGCTCTAGAGTCTGGGTTAGTTTTGAGTACTCGATTACATAGGTTTATACATTCGTCAGGTCTTCCCATTTGAAGATTCATCAAAGCTAGATTAGCCATTGCTGCAACGTTACCAGGCTTCAGTTTCATGGCCTTCTTCAAAAGCTTTACTGCCTCTTCTGGCTTGTCCTCTTCCAAACACATACCCATGTTCGAGTATATTTCAGGCTCGTCAGGCTTTAACTGAGCGCATCTCATAAACATATGATACGCAATGCCAGTCCTTCCTGCGTTCATCATAATGTAACCAGCCATAAATAACGCCATCTGGCCTACATCAGAATCAAGCTCCTTATTCATCACCTCGCAGCATATTCTCATGGCCTCATCAGGCTCAGAATCAACTATTCCTTTAGCTCGCTTTAGTTCCTCAATCATATCCTATCAACAGTCCTTAAATATTTATATTCGCTCGACATTAACAGCTTTTCGATCTTGGGTAGATCTTCCTTCCTATTCCAATCTATATTGTATTTCTGCTTCCATTCCAATAAGACAGAATTTGGAACAGAAGCAAAGTGATAAGTATCATCTTTCTTTGTGAATCGGGATGTGTTCAGAGAGTTCTGCTTACGCTTGTTAGCCTCCAAGATTGGCTCTATATCCTGTACGGTTTTAATGTACGTTTTCTTAGACATTTCATCGTAAAAATGCCATTCAGCCGTTCTTGTTAATGGATCATAATCTAAAAGCTTCCTACTCATCACACATCCCTCATCATCTAGCTAACAGTTAAGTCAGTCACTTTACCCGATGCCGCCTCGTTACGAGACTCAAGCGTAAATTCGGCCAGCATTTGACGTTTTTCACTATCGCCAGTCTTAGCCAGAGGATTAAGCTCGAACGGTCGCAGGTAAGCAACTGCCCAATAGTCAAGGTCAAGGATTAGCGCAGTAGAAACAGAATCACTCCACTTGGCTGACCGCATAAACCTATTAGGTACAACTTTTAAGATGCCAAAGTTTGACTTGTAGAAGTCAACCGCTCCAATCAATGAAACATCAGAATTCATATTGGCATCAGTTTGTAGTGTTGAGATACCGCTAAAACCTGAGATTTTAGTACGGTTAAACGGATCTACCATAATTACAGTAGGCTCACCACCCTCTACGTATATCTCTTGGATAATGGCATCTAGTGGAACCTTCTCAAACGTACCCGCTACGGTGGAATCAGTGGGAGCTGCTACCGTACCACTTGAAAAGCCTGGAGTGGTTTGAGCCGTTCCAGTACCCTCCGAGGTTTTATTGGTAGATAGCCATGACTCTACCGAGGCCAATGATCTAGCAGTACCAGAACCACCAGCACTAGAGGCTTGGTTAGATACTAACGCTCTCTCCATATCTCGCTTAAGCTCTTTACCACGTTTAGCGACTTGGTAAGATAACGCACTAGCGAAACCTGCATGGTTTGATTTGATTGCAGTACCCGAAACGATAACGGTCTTTTGTGAGATCTGGCAGTAATTACCCACACGCGTAGAAGCGCTGTAGGTTTTAGCTGTTGGATCATCGCCTTCAATGGCTCTGTTGGTTCCGATATCGTCTAGCGTATCGGTTTGCCATTCATGATAAACCTGAGAGGCTCCAACTCGTGGAATAGAGGTCATAAAAGGCGTTTCTGTGGGTGCAATATTGTAGATAATATCGCTTAAATCTTCACGTGTGGAATCTGCTCCACCCGTTCCAAGGTCAAATTCTGTAACTGTATTAGTTGGGACTGTCATTGTCTATCCTCCGAGAATTAAATTTCTAATAGCTGCTTGTGCGTCACCTAGCTTTCCGGTTTGCCTGAGTCTATCCATTGATTTCTGACTTTGCGTTTTCTCCGCTGCTTCAGTCGTTGCCGATGGTTTTGAAGACTTCGGGATCGGTTTAACTCGTTTCGCCTCAATATTCTGTTTTTGAATTTGATCATATAGAGCCGCCTTTCTAGCAATCGCTATCATTCTTGAATCATATAAACCGCCTATCTCGTCTTGACTGAATCCAATCTTAGATAGTGAGTCTATAATCATCTTAGCATCAGACTGCTTCACACTCTCATCTAACCATTCAGGTATTAGTTGAGTATATTTAGCCGTCTCAGCTTCAAATAGTTTTTGCTGCTGCTCTAATAGCTCTGCATCACGTTTAGCTTTGTACTCCTTCAAACGCTCTGCCTTGCCTTTTAGTTGATCAAACTGTTTCCAATACTGATCAGGGTCGTACTCCTTAAGCTGTTTCATCTCTTCAGATTCTAAATTGTCAGCCTCCATCAAAACCAGGTCTTGGAGTTCTGCTAACTTAGCATCAAATTCAGACTTGTTAGCTTCAAAAGCTTTCCGCTCATCAGCTAGAGACATAGTTTTCTGACGATAGTCGCTCTCCATCATTAATCCCTTTGGAATTAAATCCAGATCAACATCATCAGTCAACACTTCAAACTCTATCTCACGGTCGCCTAATTTCGCTTTTCGCCGTCGGCTAGGGGCTTCTGTGTCGCTAGTCTTAGACTGCGTTTCCGGCTCGCTCGCTTGGTTGATCGGCTCCTGTTTGGCTTCAGGCTGTGCATTCTGTTTAATGGTTGGCTCGGAGGGCTCCGCCAGAATGCCTTTTAACTTATTTACTGCTTCATTAATGCTAGCTCCCTGTGGGTTGGCTATGCTCATAAAATCTACCTTATCAATCTGTTAACGTTTGAATTGTACACGCTTACCGTGCCTTCCTGTATATACTGCTTTAACTGCCGCTCGAATGCTGTAATGCATCTCAGCATATAATACAAATCCTCACGCTGACCTTGTTGGTCGTGTGAAGAGGATTCAATATTATTGAAGCATGTGTTTCTGAGAGTAGACAACGCCTCTTTCAATACTGGATCGTTTAATAGTCGCTTGGCATCTTCGCCTTTTCGTTTCTTCTTCTCTTCCGGTTTCATATTAGGCTACCTGGTACGTTAACACTATTCTGCGATTCTATCTTAGTTAATTCCAAAGCCATCTCATCATCATGGAACCGCTCTTTCTGCTGTAGTTCAGCGGTCTTGCCTTGAGCCTTGACTTGCTCTTGTAAAACTTTAATCTGAGCATCCATCTGCTTCAGTTGTAAAGCTGCCTGCGCTTTGACTGCTTCAGCTTCGGCTAGTGGGTTGTTCATTTGAGCCTGCATCTGTTGAACCATTAGTTTCAATTGCTCATTCTCGGCCAATAGAAGCTCTTGAGGAACCTCTGGATCGTTGAAGTACAGCTCTGCACCTTTCAACCCAACCTCAACCGCAACCTTTTCTAGAGTGTTGTAGAGCTTCTTAGAGTCAACTAGAGGGCTTCCCAACTGTAATAATTCTTTCTGCTGTTGATAGAAATATGACAGATTAGCTACTTTCTCCTGCCTGTCTCCACTACCCAATCCAATATCTATATTGCATTGCGTTTTATAGTGCCATGCTGAAGGGTCGATCTCTAACGTCTGACCGTGAACCCTCAGCTGCATTTGTTCGTTTTGGTATTTACTGGCTAGCTCTACAATCCGCTCAAATATCTTTTTAACGCCCGTATCAGCAAAGACACGCGCTATAAGCTCGATTCTCATCTGAGACATGTCACGTATGCCTTGGAACCCTGTAGCGGTCTTGTTAAGGCTCTCAGTGTCTAACCCTTGATTGTAGCGAGTTATCCCCGTTCTAATCTCTCGCATTGAATCGGTATATTCAATAGCTTGTAATATGCCTTGAGTTTGCGGTTGCGAGACTAGTGGAGTAACACTATCACCTACCGGACCAGAACCATCAACTCTAATCACGCCTCCAGCTCTAGGCGTCAATAGGTCGTCCAAGTCTACACGCTCATTAACTATCATTCGATTGTAGTTAGTAGCGTATATGTTGTTGAGAAGCTGTCGAACAAGTGTTGATTTCAGAAATTGAAGGTCAGCTACTTGGTCAGCTGGGCACGTCCCTATTGCTCTATGAGGCATCGGTACAGGTACGCAAACACAAAATGGATGATCGTCTATTCTAGTCTTTTCTAACACTCTGCCTTCAGCGAAGAAAACTTGCCAATACTCGGATATACCATCTTCATCCGCATCTATGTATAAATAGTATTCACCAAGGTAGATTAGGTCTTTGGATTTGTCGCCCGTAGGATTGCTATCTACTCCACCCTCTAAGTTAAACTCTCTGGAAAGCTTAACCTCACTGTCGTCTTGATTATCTTGCCCTAGACTCATTACCACATTACGATCAAAACCCATTTCTAGAAGCTCTGAGCGCGTTTTAGGGGTATATTGTCCTATGAATGGTGGTTTATCGAATCCTCTAGACCTTCTCGCTATAAGTAGTTCGTCCGGCGGGATATTCTCTATACAAACCTTGCCGCTCTTGTTAACTCTTTCTCCAACCACGTCCATCAATCCAGTTTCTTCGTCCTGAAGGATCTCTTTAATTTCAAAATTGGCATCTAGTTCGAGTTTGGTTAGTTCGTCCTGTGATAACCCTTTATAACGTTCCTCGTCAGACTCTTCCGACTCATCCCAAACAACCTTTACAGCTCCGGTATATTGTAGAAGGGCATCTTTGAACATATTGTGTAGGATCAATACAGGGTCGTGCTGCTGCATAAATACCCAATTCGAATACTCTTCTTTTTGTTGTGCTTCTTGGTCGTAGCGCGGATCAGTAGAAGAGAATGAGCCTATTGTCCGGCCTTGCGTGAACATCCGTAACAATTGAGGCAACATTCCTTCTATAACGTCACTAACATCACTTGTTACTACTTGGCTTTGTCCGTCAATCTCGTCGCCGTAGGGTCTTTGATTGTAGTAATCTAGGAGTGTAGCGCGATTCTGCTGGATCTCGGAGCCTTCTCCCAAGTACCCAATCGCCTGTGACTCTTCCGCCGCTACAATACTAGCTATTTGACTGTCTGATAGCATTCTCTGATCTCTTTGGTTTCCGCCCTGGTTTTGGTCGGTTTTCAATTTCTTTGACTCGCTGCTTTAACGCCTCGATATCGGCTTTCATTCGTTTCAAGTCCTGCATTTGCTCCATGTTCATGCGATATTCACCTTGGCTTGCACTGGTTTACGGTCCTTCTTATCTGTCCAACTAACAGCAAAATACCTGAATGCATCCGCTGCGTGTGAGGACCAATCATGCAATGGGTTTCTAGAGAATTCTCTGCGCCTTTCATTGTAGTCCTTCTTATAGTTTCTTAGCGCCTGAATACCTTCTTTACATCTCTTCTCATCGAACCAACATCTATTAAATATGACTCTAGCAGCGTTAATCCCATTGTGAATAGAATCATTGGGAGCAATGTCAAAGTTAATCCCTAAAGATCGCGCGGTTTCAATTCTACTACGTCCGCTTCCCAATTCCCTGACTTTGATATCGTGCGGGGCCCAATGGCGGTCATATATATAACCTTTGTCTTGCAGGATCTTTGCGTAGTGCGGCAATCCTTCCCCTTCCGCTTCGTAGTAGTCGATGAATCTGATTTCTTTACCATGCGCCTGCACAAACCATATTGAGGTTGCATCACTAACACCCAAATCCCAAAACGTGTGGACTTTTAGGTGTTTCTCGTAGGGTACTGAAGTGATCCTGTTCTCTGCCTCGGCCTCTATTAACTGTTTGGAGTAGTAAGCGCCTTTAATGCTGGCAGTCCATGAACATTCATATTCCTGGTTGTACTCATCCTCATCCATTAGCTTGCGTGCTGAAGAGAGTTCGTCAGAGTCGATTATCCCGGTCTCTGAAGCTTTATATACTTGAACATACCAATCAGGATCATCTTTGACTAACTCATACAGCTCATGGAAGATCGTTCCACCCTTCGCAGATCCTATGAATAGAGCCCATCCTTTACGATCCGATAATGCTGGTCTAACTACCTCAGTGAATAGGCGAGGCGACATATCTCCATACTCATCCAGCACAACACCATCAAAGTATAACCCTCTCATTGAATCAGGGTTATCAGCTCCAAACAATTGCAGTCTAGCTTCGTTCGGATAGTCAATCCTAAGCTCTGCTTCGTTTATTTTAATATTTGGAATCGGTCTAGAGTAGTGTTTAGAGTAATCCCAAGCTATCTGTTTAGCTTGTTTATAGAAAGGTGCTATATAACCAAATCTAGGCCGCTCTAAAGTACAGGTTAGACATGACTTAACTAACTGGTTGATAGCACAAACTGATTTACCGAACCGCCTATGACAAACTAGAAGATTCCACCTCTTCATATTTTGATGGAATTCTAATTGAAGATCTCTAGGCTTGTACGGAATTACGATTTCCATTCGATCCTTAGCGGTCCTGATCCTTCTTCATTTGATAGCTCTACTGTCTTACGCTTGGGTGCAACGTATTGAGCCAATTCTTTATACATTGATCCAGCTAAAGGTAGATCTCCCTCAGCCATAGCTCTATTAGCTATTATGGCCATTCCCTCAATTGGATCACAACCCAACCTATCCAGCTTTTCTTGAACTGAAGAGGTTTTCTTGTTGGGTGTACCTTTCTTTCTGCCACCTGTTTTTTTTCCTAGTGCCATAGTATCTATTTTAATCTACCGTAGATTAAGCTCCCGTGGGTTGGCTTATTGATACAGGTCTTGTTTGGTCATTATGATGTTATTGCCGTTTATATAGCATCTAACCCCATCTAACTCGCCCACTAACCACCTCTTATGCTGTGGCTCGTTAAGCTCTTCGACCCATCCTTCTATCTCTGCCCAAGCTTCAGGCAAAGTTATTTTATCTTGTTGAATTCTCGCAGCTAGATTGTTTAACCGAGCATGTAACTTGCCACCTCCAACTTTTTTAGTAAGAAAGTTTCGATTAAATGCTTTGGATTGACCGTCAGGAAGTATTGTAAGACTGTGAATATCTGATATAGCGTGTATAGTTCCATCTTCATCCGTTGTAACTTTAGCGTGTGGCTGCATATCCTAGCATCTCCATTACTTGACCATGATCGTCTTCAATCCGTTTAATCTGCTCTCTAGTCAGATCCTTTTCATAATCGGTTGAACCGTTGAAGAACTGAAAATCGTTGTTAGGCTTCTCTTCAAAACCTTTGCTCTCTTGATCTCTCAGCTTGTCCAACGATGTAGCTTTGATAGCATTATCTAACAATTCGTTGTTAATGTCTATTCCTAATGCTTTCAATACGTTCTCTAGCACTTCTCTTGTATTAGATACTAACCGTTCATACTTGATTAGATTAACTTTGAATTCAGCATTTAACCAGCTTGTAACGTTCTCAGACCAGCTCCCCAAAACATGAAAGAACCTATTATCATTGCTAATCGAATACAGTCTATCGTCCATGCAATCTATCGAATCATCTATTGATAGCTTCATGTGCCTTGCGAAGCTCACAACCACGTTGCGAGGATCTCTTACAATGTAGAAGGCTTGTTCTGTTAGATTGTTTGGTATTAGCTTAATGTCGTTTGCTATGCCGTTTATGTTATGAGTCTTAATTAGGCATGGTTTCTGAAACGATCCTACTGACATATTCATTAGTGCGGCATTTCTAAGAAGTAAAATATCTTCTCTGTTGAGTTTGGTTAATGGAAGAGGGCTAACTACCTGATAGTAATACTTCCGATGATCACCCCCACCAAAAACCAAATTATTTATATCTATATTGCCGTTACACAAATAAGCATTTAGCAATAGTCTTAGATACGTATTTCCAGATTTTGGATAGCTTGCTAACCATGTTATCAAACCTACAACTCACTCGCTGTAAAGGTTAATGTCACAGCTCATCATAGCTGAACGTAATTTGTTCGGCCGTTAACGTTCCAGCACTTGCAGTTGAATCCACCTTCAGCATCAAAACCGCGTGTGAGCCTTTCTCACCCGTTCCTGTGACCGCTGCTGTACCAAGATCCAAGGCTGATCCACTCGTATAGCTGGCCAGTGTTGCATAGCCTGCAATAGTAGTAGGCTGTGAAGGGGTCGCATATGTAGCTACTGCTTTAGCGTAGGGAGTAACACCCGTACCAAAGCCTATAGAGCCGTCTGAGTAGCATTTAAGATTGGTTAGGTTGGTGTCCGGCGCTACAGTAACTTTCAGTCTTAGCCATTTCTCATAGCTGTAATCACTGCCAGCCGTGGGAACTACCATCGGATCACTTGTGTTTACTGTAGAGTTATCAGCGTTCTTGAACCTAACTGTGCCACTGTCTTTTTGAGTGTTGGTTCCTGCTGTACCGTTTTTTTCGACTATCTGAACTGTTGCTACCATTATTGTACCGTCCAAGTTGATGTGTTGTTAGTTTGAGCAGACCATGTTGAAGCATTGTTAGTTTGTACAACCCATATCTCACCATCACTTATATAAGCGTCTAGAGAGGTTGTTAGGGTTATATTGTTCTTTCGTATCAAGCTATCAATAGCTGCTGTCAATACGTATTGCTTGCCTAATACTGAATCTATACTGGTCGTTTTCGTGTATGTCTTTTGTATTAATGCATCTACTGTTGTTGCTATCGTGAATGCATCTTGAATTAATGCGTCCAGACTGGTCGTTTGCGTGTAGGTTTTCTGGACTAAACTATCTAATGATGTAGTCAATACCTTTGTAACGCCATCCGTTATTATGGCGTCCAAACTTGTTAATAGTGTGTAAGTCCTCTGTACTAATGCATCTAGGCTTGTTGTCTTTAGGTTATTCTGTTTTTGGACTAATGCATCTAGACTTGTCGTTTTAGTTGTGCTGTTTTGTAGTACAGCATCTAGGCTTGCTTGTAGCGTTGTGGTCTTTTGTATCAGGGCGTCAATTGATGTAGTTTTGAGGTTGTTCTGCTTCTGTAGTAGAGCGTCTAGGCTTGTTGTTTTGGTGTATGTTGTTGCTCCGCCTGCCTCAGTCTCAATAGCCCCTAATGCAACCGAATCACCTAAAGGTAAGCCTGCAAACCCTAAACCGGCCATTACAGCGCCTCAATAGCTGTATATGCCGCATCCCATAACGTTTGAACATCCTCTAGATTTGCTGCTGCGTCTACATCCGCATTAAACTTAACTCTTTTTCTCTCGACCGCTGCAACGTTGGTGTTATATGTATTAGCTGCTGATATGATCATGTCTGCCATTTGAGTCATTGTGATCCCGCGCTCTAATGCCTCTTCTTTTATGTATTGATAGTCGTCTTGTGATCCAAGGTAAGTCGTGTTCTTGAACGCTAGCGCTTCCATATGCTTAGCTCTGTATCTCTGATTAGTAGCTCTGTCATATTTGGCAGAAAGCTTTTCATCTACCTGGGCGCTAACTTCATCTTTAACCCAGGACTTAAAGTCTGACAGTGCGTTAATGTCTGCTAATTGTGCGCTGTACTTTTCATGTCCGCCCTTTACAGTAGTTCCGTTTATCAGAACAACAGATATACCTTTAGATTGAAGATATTTTCTTTGAGCCTTAGTTAGCATTACCCCTCCACCATCAGCAAGCCAACTCCAATCATATTGGCGGCTGAGTCTGTCCAACCCGTTGTCATGTCTGGAGTATCAGTTAAGGCCCCATATGTGAACGTCTTGTAAATATGTAGTACGGTCGTCATCCCTGTTCTAACCCCGAACGAAGAAGGCTTGCACATCTCATCCGAACTAAGTGGCCCATTAAAGGCTAGAGCGTTGGTGTCGCAAACAAAGGCGCTTATATAATCCCCTGCGCTAAGAAATACTGGGAAATGCACTGTGCCAGTTGTCGCTGCTGTGCCCGTTGTAGTGTAGTTAGTCCCTGTTAGATCCTGAAGCTCAAAAGTATTTGAACCCGTGTTAACGTTAGATACTAAAAAACTTGTTTGATTCACATTAGTGACGTTGTTAGCTCCGGTTATGTAGACTCGATCTCCGTTACTGGGATCTGTGCCCGTGTATGTTACGACTCCAGGATTAGCTACTGTAATAGCTGTGATCGTCAGAGTATTATTCAAATCTGATTCAACTTCATCCGCTGCTGCGTGTGTTATCTCTGCCGACTGCATTAGCAAGATATCAGGATGCCCAGCCTCGTTTATATCATACAGCCCTAGCCTGTAGTTTGCTGCTGTAGCTGCTTTTTCGCTAGTGTAAAACCCGTAATACCAGCCCGATACATCAACTCCGTGAGGCATGAGATAGAGTCTATCATTTGTATATGATGTGTTTGTGCTGCCATAAAACATATAGTTGTTCATATGTCTATGATGAGCGTGCGAGGTATCGTTAGAAGAGCAATTCCTGAACCTTCTATGCTCCGTGTTCATTGTTGTCGCGCCGATAACAATATCAACAGTGCCGCTGAAAGTTGGCTCTGATAGTGTAGTTGGTCCAGCGCTAGACATTAATATCTGATCAACAACTACATTGTTTGAACCGTTTAAAGAACAAATAGCAACCATGTAATGATTAGAGCCATCTTTAAATGATGCTGTGAATGTCTCATTCTGCGCGTAGAAATCTTGAAAATCATTGTACCCTGTTACAGAGCTAGTGCTGAACGGTGAGCCAGTTGAGCTACTGGTCATGTAGCAAAGGTCGTGTTGTCTCATTAGCTGTCTAGCCTATAGATAATTTTCAATAGTATATAGATGCAAAGCTTACACAAGAAACGTCTAGCTTTGCGATAGTATGATTTGAGTTTAGATAACATTCTCGGCCGTGAGTGAACAGGATTCTTTACGTGATGGAGTGTTTAACAATCAGTGCCACGATGGGCATCTTACCTAACTTTACCCTATTTCTGTTCGATCGTCAACTTTTTAGATTGACATAACAAGCTACATAAGTTATTGCGCTTTCTTTGTATTGTGAGATTGTAGATGTACTCTTTCTCAGATCCATTCCAATCCTTCGCATAGACTTCATTTCTAGATAGTATTTTGATATTACATCATGCAGTTGCTCATCCATTTTCTTCAGCTCGCTAACAGCCTGATCTACAAGCATGTAGTCCTTATCTGTAATCGTCGCAGATCGCACTGTAGAGCCTTTGATTTGCCCCAATATACCAGGCTTGTAGTTGATATGGATACTTCCTTGTCGTGCCGCCTTGCCCCATTCAGTAAGCATATCTTCAATCAAGTCTCTGTAAGCCATCTTTATCCCTCATAAACGGGTAGATTTCTTCTCTATAAATCTTGATGTGAGATGGAGCAATAAAACCCAGCTTTGTTTTGTCTTTATCTGAAGCAAGTAGCTTGACCGTTAGATCTCCCCACATCATATCACTCGACCGCATTATCCGTATCCTGTGGCCTTGGTTTTCCAGTATGCAATAGCTCTTTGTAGACTCTCCTAGCATCCACGGCTCATCCTCTACACGTATAATCTGCCCTGGAAACCGCTCTATAATTAACAAATCCGTTCCTCCAAATCCAATAACTCAATACATCCAGTATACGGCTCGAACTCCAGCCTATCTATTCTGCCATCCAGTCTTAACTGCTCTAGTCTAGCAAACTCCTGCCGGAAGTGTGTCGATATGTCCTTAATGTGTCGTTTATGCTTTGGGAATGGATAGTGACTAATCTTCCTAATCTTTTCTCGGTTTTTGGGTCCGTGTATCTCGTCATAGTGGTGCGCGAATTCCGCTATGTTACCGCCTCCCCACCTACCACCCCCTAATTGTTCGTGGCATCTCTGACAGTGAGCCATAGCATTAATTGGATTGTACCTAGTGATGTGATGCGCTCTAGATATGTAATGAGAGCAATGCAGATAGCCTTTATCATGCTCATAGTTAATATTACAGTATTCACAAGTCCAGTTAGTCCTAATCCGCACACATTTTGAAAACCACTGGTCTGCCGGTGTCCTTTTTACCGCCATGTTATCTCCCTATCCTGTCTTTACCCAATTTCTAATTGTCGGTCCCGTTACTCCCAATTTACGAGCTATCTCTGTGATTGTCTTTCCTTCCCCTCTCATCCGTACTGCAATCGCACGTTTCGGATTAAGCGCACAACGAGAGAATATCTGATCTCTAGTCAATACTGGCACAAATTCTATACTATTGCCACTCTCTAAATATTTCCTAGTATCCTCTGCTATCTTGTCTCTTTCCGATCTCTTACTATCAATAGTATAAACATAATGCTGCGTGGCCCGTGATTCATCATTCATTTTGTTTTTGCTCCCATTTTCTATATTGATTATCTGCTGGGTCAGGTAGTACGTGTTTTAGTTTTTCGATGCTCCACTCTTCTATCTGTCTTAGATAGTGACAAAATTGGTTAGTGTTGAGTGTGCGCGTGGACTTCAGGGTCTTGATGTGAGTCTTGGATAACGTCTTTTCTGCATACCCAAGAAACATAGAACGGCATAGATCGTGGCAGTCTTCCTTGTCGTATCCCTTCCCATCTATTGTCATTCCCTTACTGTTGAATAGCTTTGCTAGATCTTCCATCCACATCCAGTACAATGCATTTGCAGATAGTGAGCGTGGATGTTTATACTCTTCAACCTTGACCGCTACGATCTTCCCTTCCTTCAGTAGTCGATTGATAGTATCATCTACATATCTATGACAGTTAGTAACTGTCTCGTGACTAATCTTCTTAATTAAAAAATTGTTTCCCTCGATGCCTATTTACGAACCTCCATTGCAATCTCTAGCATGATTCCTAATAACTCATCAGCCACCTTTACAGCTTGCAGTAGCTTACCTTTATCCACTTCTCTAATAGTATTCATTAACGTACAAAGCTTTGTGATATCCGTATCAATATCTCCTACTAGATCTACTAGATATTCCCTAACGTCCTCGGCCATTTCATACCCTCTGTTAGTTAAGGTTATCTCGTCGCCTCTTCTGTTCATTGATTGAATCTTGCCGCAAGTGAATCCTGGTCTTAATGTTGTTGTCTAGGTATTGTTTGGGTGTGTTATCGTATAACCGAATCCCTCTCTTTAGCTTACCATCGGCGCTCTTCATATATGCTAGCACCTGATCCTTATTCTCGGATGGAGATAGAATTCTATAATCGCCCTTGGTTGCATGTAAATACATGCCCTTAGATATCAACTTACCTCTAATGTAATCCGTTATTGTTAGCTCCTTTAGTGCCGCGTCTTTGAATTGATCTCTAGTTCCCGTTTCTGGTAGCTCTATTCCTGCCATGCCCCTAATAAGCTCTCCTGTAATAACAGAGCCATATTTAATAAGCCCCATCTTATCTAGCTGCTCTAATATCTCTTTCATTGTGTTCCCTCTTAATTTGTTAAATGGTCGTTGCTTTGCATTGCTTTGCGGTGC